GTCCATGGTCCGCAGCACTCTGCTTTTAATAAATTCTTTCACGGTGAATCCAGATTGAATTATTTAAAGTCTATCAAAAGAGATGTAGCTAAAGAAAATTGGCTAACTCTTAATAAATTTATTCTTGTTGAGGTTTACCATGACCAAGTAGATGAGTTAAGCGAAAAATTCTTTAAGGAAAAATACAATATAATACTGTAATGCCGATTTATTCACTTCAAATAGAAAAATATGTTTTATCTGGTTTGGTCAAACACTCAGAATCATACGCAGATATAGAAAATTTTATCTGTGAGAATGATTTTGTCAATGAGGTCCATTATACTATTTATTGTGTGTTCAGGGAAACATTTAATAAAGGAGAGCAGATTGACAAAGTTCTAATAGCTCAAAAAGCTCAGAATCTAGGAATCACATTTAAAGATCAAACTATTGATATCTTTAATTATGTTAGTAGCATTTGTTTGATTCCAACTACTAAGCCGGGACTTATTGAAGCGGCGAAAGAACTATTGAAGTTGAGAATCCGCAGAGAAATCGAGCAGACTGGAGACGAGATCAAGAAGTTTGCTCATAGCTGCGCGGAAAAGCCCATTGAAGAAATCATCACGGAATCAGATAAGATTTATAACGATAAGATTTGTGTCTACGCTAATGAAAACAATAAACCAGAAGATGTAACTTCTAATATTATTGAGATTATTGAAGAGCGTGGAAACAATCCTATTTCTGAAAATGGCCTTCAAACTCCATACGATAATTTCAATCGTCTATATGGCGGGATTCGTCCCGGCAATCTTTATGCTTGGGTGAGTCGACCAAAGCACGGCAAGTCTACAATCCTTAACGATCTTGCTATCAAGGTAACAAGTATAAATAAAGGATGCAAAGCTCTTGTTCTTGATACGGAAATGGCTACAATAGATATGAAGTTTAGAATAGCTTCATCTCTTACAGGCATTCCAGTCTGGCATCTTGAAACTGGCAACTGGAAAAAGAATGCTCAGCTTTACAAGAAGTTTGAAGAAAGCAAAGCTACGATAAAAAGCGTAAGCAATCAAGTAGATCACCTTCAAGTAGCTGGAAAACCAATCGAAGAAATAATCTCTATTGTAAAGCGTTGGTACTTCTCTAAAGTTGGTCGCGGCAATCCATGTGTGATCATTTACGATTACATTAAATTGACTGGAGAATCTGATAAAAACAAACAAGAATACCAACTAATCGGAGACAAGGTGGATTCTTTAAAACAGCTTTGCCTAGAATTAAATGTTCCAATTCTCACGGCTTGTCAGTTAAATCGCAGCGCAGAGAATGGCGTTGACGATAGCAGCGCGATCTCTCAATCGGATCGCTTGCAATGGTACGCTTCATACGTCGCTATCTTCAGGCGCAAGACTGTGGAAGAGATCGCTGAAGACGGTCAAGAGTTCGGCTCTCATAAGATGATTCCTCTTGCAACTCGATTCCAAGGCAGAGACTCCCAAGGGCATCATGATAACGTAAGAATTCAAGACGGAAGATCAGTAAGATATCAACCAAATTTTATTAGTTTTAATATTGCTAACTTCAACGTAGAAGAAAGAGGAACTCTTTCTGAAATCGTGCAAGCTAGATCTCTTCGACCAGATCTAAACGACTCTGAAGATGGCGAAGTTTTATGAACGACTGCGAATCGGTAAGACAAATACTGCAAGACATAGGATATTCATTAACAGATAACGGTAGAGAGTTTAGAGCTAAACCTCTTTATCGCGACTCTGATAATGATAGCGTGTTGCGCATTTGGAAAAACTCAGGTCAATGGGTTGATTTCAAAGAGAACATTAGCGGATCAATAGAAGATTTAGTTAAGTTAACTCTTAAACTAAAAAACATTGATGAAGCAAAGCGTTGGATAGCTGCTAAAGGAATAAACACTAATTCCGAAGAAGCTGAAAAACCAAAAGCATTAACAAAACAAACCACGACTTTTGAGAAGTCTATTTTAATTAAACTTTTAAGAGACCATTCTTATTGGAATAATCGAGGTATTTCGTCTTCTGTCCTAGAAGAGTTTCAAGGTGGAGTTGCCACTAGCGGAAAGATGTTTAACAGATATGTTTTCCCAGTATTCGATAACCAAGACAACATCATTGGCTTCTCAGGCAGAGACGTTTCAAAACTTAGCCTAGAAGGAAGGCCGAAATGGAAGCATATTGGAGATAAAAAAGAATGGGTTTTCCCATTGAAAGTGAATCTTAAAGATCTTAAATCTGCCAAAAACATCATTCTAGTCGAAAGCATTGGTGATATGCTGGCGTTGAGAGAGAACGGAATTAATAATTGTATTGTTACTTTTGGATTGAATGTAACTCCTAAGATTATTTATTCGCTTATTTCAATCAACCCCAGTAAGATAGTAATAGCTTTTAATAATGATGGCTCAGAAAATGGAGCCGGCAACATGGCGGCTCAAGCAACACAAAATAAGTTAAGAGATTATTTTGACATTGATCAAATAGTGATCAAATTACCAAAGGGCGCAAACGATTTTGCTGACCTCAACTTGAAAGACAAAAATAGGATTTTAGAATGGCACAAATCAATACAATAAATAAAGAAAAAATTAAGCTCAGCGCGAGCAAGATTAAAACTGTTGAGGGATGTAGCTGGCTTTACTATTCTAAATATATCCTTAAATTTCCTGACACTTCAAACTCCGGGGCGTCAAGAGGTACGATTTGTCATTTAATTTTTGAATTACTTCTTACAGATAGACACAAGAAATATTTTGAAGATCTATGTTCTGGGAAAGCTGGAATTATTAAAAACCCGGCTATTCATAGGCTCATCTTAAAGAATGCAAAAAAACTAAAAGTAGACGACGAAGAAAATTTGGATCTTATTTATATGATGATCCAGACTGGACTGCAAAGTGATTTCTTTTGCAATGGATCGCTGCTTGTCGAAGCTGAATCTGAATTTAAACTAGAAGAAGAAGACTATATAATTAATGGCTTTATAGATAAGCTTGCAAAATTTAACGATACTGATTATAAAATTTACGACTATAAATCAAGCAAAGCAAAGTTCTCTAAAGAAGAGATTGATTTTAATTTGCAAAATCTGATGTATTCTTTGGCTGTATTTAAAACTAAAGGACACATTCCAGATGTTTCTTTTATATTTTTAAAGTTTAAGAAGCAGCCAATCCAAGAAGCCCCGAAGCCCACAGAAGAACAGCTAGAAGGATTCAAAGCTTATCTCGCTTATATTGCTGGATATTTATCTAAATTTGACGAGAAAAACTCAGTAGAAAACTTGGCAGCTAATTCTCCCAAAAAGAAATGGATGTGCGGAAGCGATGTCCAAGGAAAGTGGATTTGCCCATCTAGACTTGCTGCCACTTATTATGTTGGCACTGACGCTAATGATAAATATATTAAAGCTTCTCTAAAGAGAGAAGACCTACTTAATGACGCGAAAGTAGCCCTCATTGAAAAAACAGAATATAAAGGCTGCCCTTACTGGAGAAAAAATGACCCCACATTTTGATTGACTTCCTGCGTCTTTAGAGCATACTGACGCATGAAGTATTCGGCTGCTCCTCTTTTTAAGTCTCATTACAGCCTTGGCAAGTCTATCTTGACGCTTGCTAAGGCTGGTTCAAGCGAGCCGGATGAGCCTAGCTCTATAATAGACATAGCAAAAAAATTAGATCTAGATAACTTATATTTAGTAGACGATTCTATTTCTGGCTTCCTAGAAGCTTATAAGTCTTGCGAAGATGCTAAATTGAATTTAAGATTCGGTCTTCGCTTAACTGTATGCGATGACATAGATAACAAAACGGCTGAGTCAAGAGATAAAGAACACAAGGTTATAGTTTTTATTACTAATACTGATGGATACTACGATCTTATTAAAATTTCTACTCTTGCAAGTATTGACGGTTTTTATTATTATCCAAGAATAGATTGTAAAAGCTTAAAGAAGCTCTGGAACGAAAACAATTTGAGTCTTTGTATTCCATTCTACGACTCTTATGTTTTTAAGAATAATTTAACTTATAGTATTTGCGTTCCTGATCTCAGCTTTTGTAATCCTACTTATTTCGTAGAAGATAATAATTTGCCATTTGATGAAATCCTTAAATGTAAAATTGAAGAAATCGTCATGGATAAACTGCTGGCAGTCAAAACACAGTCTATCTATTATGAAAACAAAGAAGACTTCTTGGCTTATCTTACCTTCCGATGTATCTCGGAAAGAACAACTTTAAATAAACCCAATTTAGATCACTGCTCTTCAAACGAATTCTGCGCCGAATCATTCAAGGAAAAATATGGAAAATGAACTACTGAGGTTTGATAAGTCTAAAAGAATAGTCTTTATCGACTGTGAAACTTTAAATCTTTGCTTAAATTTTTGTCAAAATCTTCCTTGGCAGGTAGCTATGTTGTATACTATCGGTGGCAAGAAAGTAGATGAGCGAGATTTATTGATTAAATGGGACACTAATCTTAAAATATCTGAAGATGCAAGACGAATCACAAGATACCCAGAAGAACTCATCAGAACAACTGGCAAGAAATTTGATGATGTTTTTGGTGTTATTAGTGATTGGCTTGATAATAGCGACTATATTATTGGTCACAATATCCTTGGATTCGACGTTTATCTGATCAAGGAAATGTATCTTCTTAAAAATAGAAACATTAAACATCTAGTAAATAAATTTATAGATACCAACTGCTTGGCTAAAGGAATCAAGTATGGAATTCCAAAAATGCCAAAAGAGTCTTTGATTGAATATCAATATAAGCTTTTGCACACTTACCGAAAAGGAATTAAAACCAACCTCACTGCTCTTGGTAAAGACTACGCTATAGATCACGATTACGAAAATCTGCATAATGCTATCGTAGATTTGGATCTTAACCTCAAGGTTTGGAACAAAATTAAATTTCAAGCAGAAATATGAAAGACTTCGATTCGCAATTTTCAAATATGAAGCTGCCATTGTATGGCGTAAGGCTTCCTGAATTCAATATCGAGAGCCGCCTTAAGAAGCAGTATGGGCTTAAAGAGGAGTCTTCAAATTACGACTTCTTGATGCAAGTATGTAGGTCTAATTTTAAAAAGCTAAATATAGCCAAAGAAGATTTTCCTAAATATTCAGAGAGAGTAAAATATGAACTTGAGACCATCAAAGAACTTGGATTTCTTGACTATATTCTTCTGGTTTGGACTGTTATTAACTACTGTAACGAAAATTCCATACCTCTCGGCCTTGGGCGCGGTTCTGCTGCTGGTAGTCTTATTCTTTATCTGTTGGGGGTCACCAAGGTAGATCCTATTAAATATGAACTATTCTTTGAGCGGTTTATATCTAAGATCCGTGCAAAGAAACAAATAGTCGATGGCATAACTTATCTAGACGGGTCGCTGATGTGCGACGTAGATATAGATATCTGCTATTACAATCGCCCAAAAGTAATCAAATTCTTGGAGCAATTGTTTGCTGGCAGGACTTCTAAGATTTTGACCCTAACAACTCTAAGCGGTAAATTGCTTATTAAAGAATGCGGAAAGATTATAGACGAAAAGCCAGAGAGCGAAATGAATGAAATTAGCTCTTTGATTCCAAAGACTTTCGGTCAAGTTATGGATCTCAAGCAGGCCTATAGCGAGGTTGAGCAACTTAAGAAGTGGTGCGACGAGAATCCAAGGTCTTACAAAACGGCTTTAAAACTTAGAAGCCTAATCAAGAACAAGAGCGTTCATGCCTCCGGAATGATGCTTTCATACTATCCGATAGAACAAAGCTGTCCTACTGAACTTACTACCGACAAAGAACAGGTCTCTAGCTACGACATGAATTGGGCTTCTATATCTAATGTTAAATTAGATCTTCTTGGCCTGCGAAGTGTTTCTATTGTTGATAGAGTTTGCAATCTAGTTGGCATCAAAGTAGATGAGCTTAATTTTAATGATCCATTTATTTATCAGCAACTCCAAGACTTTAAAACTCCTCATGGATGTTTTCAAATCGAAGCAGAAACTAATTTTAAAGTTTGCAAAAAAGTAAAGCCAAGGAACCTTGAAGAACTGAGCGGTGTTCTAGCTCTTGCTCGGCCCGGAGCTTTGGAGTTCGTGGATCAATACGCTAATTTCACAACTAACAATCAATATGAAGGCATCCATGAGTTCTTTGATTCTGTACTAAGCGGCAGCGGCGGCGTTGCGTTGTATCAAGAGCAGTTGATGAAAATGTCCAATAAGATTGGATTTACTCTTGATGAAGCAGAAGTGTTACGCCGAATCGTTGGCAAAAAGAAGGTCGAGGAAGTCAAAAAATGGCAAGAGAAGATCCAAGATAAGATTAAAGAAAACAATCTAGCCCCAGAAATCGGAGACATTCTTTGGCGCATTCTTGAGAATTCAGCAAATTACTCGTTTAACAAATCACATTCGATGAGCTATGCGGCTCTTGCTGCTTGTACTGTTTATCTTAAATTCAAATATCCACAACACTTCTTCTTAGCTTTGTTAGAGATGACAAAGCATGAACCAGCCCCTCTAGAAGAAATATCAAAGATCCAGAAAGAGCTTCGGCACTTTGGAATAACTTTGCTTGG